AGCCGCCATTTTGTTAGCAAACTTTTCCGCGCTGTTATCCAGAAGTCCTCTACCTGTAGAGTTTCTCATAATATTTGATGTACTCCACATTTTTTCAGTTCCGATATTGATTCCTGCATTCGTTAATCCTGCGCCCCACTGAGAATATATACCAGCACCTGCAGCTCTCGCATCTCCTGCGCCTTGTCCGAATGCGTTTACGCCCATTACAGGCAGTATTCCTACACCTGTAAATTTACCTACAGCTAAATCAGCAAGGAAGCCTAGCGTTCCTTGCGCAATATCTATAGCAAACTTCTGACCAGCGCTAGGCTTTTCAATTACGCCCTCTCTTGGTTCGTTGCCGTTTTTATCTTTTAAGTATAGCTTCCTCTTAAACTTACCTGCTTTGGTGTCGTACTGCAGCTCTTTTTTATAAATACCTGCCTCTTTCGCCATGTAGTTAAGCGCTTCGGCTTTTTGCCTCGTTTTTTCTACGTATTTATAAAATCCACTAAATGCATCTCTAGCATCTTTTGAAAGTTTATCAGCGTCTAGCATTCCATTCTTGATATATCCTAGTTCGCTGTATCTCTTTAGATCCTGGTGCATACTCTTAGGATTGAGTGTAGGTGTTGAGGTAACAGTCCACGCTGCATTAAGCAAGTCAGATTTTTTAGATTCAATTAAGCCTTTAAGGGCATATAGCGCACGTCTATCCGAATTATTATTTACACCTGCCATCTGTGTATTGTTGAATATATCGTTTGCGCGCCTTACAGGATCTTTGCTTACATAATGCTTGTTATCTCCGTAGATAATTTTCTTTACTGCTTTTCTTGCAGCCGCTCTTGCCTCTGCAGGTGTGTTTCTTCTAAACGCTATAGGAGCGTATCCCATTCTGGCAGCCTTTTTATACGTTTGAGATTTAACCGACTTACCTTTTTTAGCCTTACCTGTTAAAATCCCCTTCACTGCATTCTGGGCAATTTGAGCAGCAACACTAGGAACATATGATACAACCTGTGTTGATTGCTCTTGATAACTTCCACCTCTTCCTTTTCTTCCTTTTCGGCCGCGTCTACCGCCCCCAGAGCGCCGACCTGCTCTAGAGGCTGAGTCTTTTTTTAACTGATACTCTCTTTCCCAGTGTGAGTCGCTCACGCTGTCTCTTCCTTGCTGATAGCTAAAGTTTCTCTCCCAATGGCTGTCTGATACATTATCTCTTTGTTTTTGGTAATCAAAATTTTTATCCCAATGTGAATCAGCAACGCTGTCTCGCAACTTCTGGTAATCAAATGTTTTATCCCAGTGTTGATCAGCGACATTATCTCTTCCCTGCTGATAATTAAAGTTTCTCTGATCAGTAAATCTATTGAACGCCGAGTCGTCTAGCGACTTCATGGTTCCAAGTAGATTTAAGCCGTAGTTTCTATCTGCGTTAAACCTGTCATACGCCAAGCGTTCAAGCTCTGGTATCTTATCTGTTAAAGCTTGATTGTACTGATTCTGCGCCTGTGCTGCTGCGCTTACTGCATAAGAACTTGCCCTTCCGCCAGTTAACGCTGCCTGATTTGCAATTGTATTCTCATTAGCTCTATCTCCAAGTCTTACATATTCTTTAGCAAGAGCCTGATATGACGCATCTGTCATAGGATCGTATTTAAAATTAGCTGTGTTATCCTGTGCCTTCTGTACAAGCGCTGCAATCTGCTCGCTGTATGCGCTTTTAAATGGATCTTTATTTGCCATGCCTTCCTCCTGGTTTTCTTTTTTATTACATATTACACTTGTATTTATGATTTTTCGCTCTCTTCATAATGCAGAAAACGCCACCAACTTAACAGTTGATGACGTTTCCAGTACATCCTACTACAACGTGGTAGTCGATTAACAAAATTATGATTCGTATATGAATAAATCGCTTTGAGCTTGCCAGGACCCTCGCCTAACTTCATACACATGTCCTGCCACTACGGGCACAGTTATCGTACCATAGTGTTGGTTGTACTCTATAGTGTGCATTCCGATATATGCATCAATATTTTTGTCTTTGATGAAAATATATGCCGAGTCAGCTTGCGCTCGTCCAGTGCATACAAGCGTTCCATTCTGCGGCGCAGTCCACGTACCGCCTAGTGTAACGCGTTCTTGGGTTTTTGTTCTACCCCCCCCATGTACTATACCTATCATACTACCACCTCCTAGATATACTCAATTACTACCTTGATATCGCAATTTCTCCACTCTGCGCCAGATATAAGCTGTAGAACGTTTCCTTTGATTACCGCTGAAATTCCCCACTCTATGTATCCGCCATTGCCATAATTTAGCATTGGATAAGAGAGCGGTAACACGTAACCAGCTTTATAGTGTACTACTCCAGTTATAGATATAATGCGAGAAGCAGCAATATCTATCGTTTCTATATTGTTTTGTCCTACTGCGATATTAACACTTTCTTTTATGACAACTTTTCTTTGCGTTGTTGCCGCATTTACCGCTCCTATCATTAATTACCTCCTGCAGCATTCTGAGCCTCTAGGCTCATAGATTTTGTAAACTTGCAATTGATTCTGATATCTTCTTTAGGCTCTCTCGTTAGGTATACCTTAAGGTAGATATCGTTAGCTGATTGCTCGTACAGTCCCGACTCTGTGTTTGTCTCTAGTGCACATATAGGATATAGTTCTGGGCAAATCTTTTCAGGATATAGCTCTGGGAGCCATTTCTCATCTATTTGTTCTCCTACCGTATCTCTAGGTAGTGCTAGTTCAAATATGTATTTCGCTCCAGGGAATCTAGTTGAATTCATTAACGCAGTGTCTGTAGTAATTTCTATATCAATGATTACCACTCCGTTTCTATGCCCTCTAACAGGACCTCTGAACACTGTTTCTTTTTTGAATTCCGCACCTTTCGATACAATCATATCGAGATCACATTCAAATGCATCTCTTTCGGATGGTTTGCCAAGTGCAAACCCCCTTCCGGTCATTCTGAAATCAAACAGTTTGAAAGCAGATTGAAAAAACATGTGGATCACTCCATCACCACCTAGTCCATCTGATGCATACAGTGCAAAACTGTGTGTATACGATTTATTAACTGCCACAGTTACATCATATGTTGATGTAACCCACCCAGATTCATCAGTATCTGTTTTGATTAGTTTTGTGGTGATGTTGGTCGGTTTGTAAGCTGATTCATTCGACCTTTTGATTTTGCCGGATAAGGTTATTTTATCTACTTTCTTTGCAGCGCCACTCACGTTTATAGGGAACCACCCAACTTGAACCTGTGCAGTTCGATAGCTTCCGCCTTTTTTCGCCGTTCCATCTGCATTTGACTCGTAAGGATTTTTAACTACCGTGATTCTTGGTTCGCCATAAAGCGCCAATTTTGTAATACATTTACCACTTTCATTTAATGCATTCTTTTCGTTTGCGGCACTGATGTATGCTATTAGCGGTTCGTATTCATGATATGCTGGCGAAAAATAGTGAGTCGGCACTAACACATCTGGGAGTTCAAATCTATAATTTAATTCATCTCCGCTTTCGGTTATAGTGTATGAATTTGGACTCTTTAATTCATTCACGTTTACTTTTTGGTTTTCACAAATAGTAACTGTTTTTAGCCTTACCTCTTCATCGTAGGTCGATGCATACAAATAGTAAGGCTTCATTTTATCTGTAAGCGTGCCACGAACCACTGGTGTTACCGTTGAGTATCCAGGTATAATGCATCCGTATCCCTCTTCAAGGGAGCTGTATTTTTTATCTACCAGGATGAATTCATATATGCATGTATTTGCCATTAATCTTCTACCTTTCCAAATGATAAACTGCCTGTTTCGGTATCAGGCATGAACGCAAATTTGCCAAGCTTTATACTGCTGAGGACCTCCGCATTTTGTATATATAGCTTGTTATCGCTCATATACGCAACTTCTATTCCTTCTTGCATGAACCTCAATTTGTCATTATCTAGATTCATGGATATTCTGTTACCGCTTTTGCCTATAGATATTCCGTTCTTATCTAGTCTTATAGTGCTTAATATCTCGCTATATTTTTTGTCTGAATCAAACTTTAAATCGTTTATATTCTTAAGCGTCTCGCGAAATTTAACATCCACAGAGCTATCTGTTTGAGATATTTGAGATTCGATATTAGCAATCTTATCGTCCATATCAGCCGAGGAATAATATTCCGTTTGGATTTTCCTAGTTATGCTTTCAGCGGTATCTGAAATTTCTTTTTTCGTTTCTCTACTCAAATTCGCTAGTTGCTCTAGTGTATTTTCGTGATTTTCCACGGCTTTATTGTATGCGTTTTTAGCCGCTGCATACGAGCTAGATACCTGAACTTCTGAATAATAGAATGTTCCATCTGAAAATACACTTTGATCTACATAGTATAGATTGTTTGTGCTCCCTTCTATATAGCTAGGTTCTGTTATAGTCCACGGGCTAGGTGGAACTTTAAGTGCTGGTTTTTCTGGGGTCTCTACAGCTAAATAATACCACCTAGTATAGGAGCTTACGCTTACGCCATTATCGCCTTTTACTTTCGTCCACTTATACGCTTTAGGATCTGCGCTAGCTACATCTTTAAAATCTGTGTAGATTCCTATATATGTTCTTCCGGTGCTATCCGTGGTGCTAAACCCCACTGTGCCATCTCCACTACTTGCATAAGCGATATGGACTCTAGGTGCTTCTTTATTCACCTTGCTTTCAGATGTTTCTTTTTTCTTGCTTGGTTCTTTTGATACGTTCATGATTTCCATGAGTACTTCATCTGCGAGTTTTCGCAAGTTTTCATCTATCGTCCTGAGTGCAAGGCTTTCATCTGACATATCTGTTCTATTTGGTACAGTTATCATGGTCTATCACTCCTGCCTCTATAGTATCTTGTAAGTGATTCAATATCTGTTCTTCCCACTCCCTCAATTTTTATAGAGAATTTCGCTTGCCTATTAGGGATAATTGGAACACTAAGTGTTTTTCCTCGCTCTGTTTCGCACTCGTATATTGGCTCCCATTCACCGTTACTGCTTTGGGTACTTATCCTTAGTTGTGCTCCCGGCTGTATATCTAGTCTCATGTTTATTTTCTTATAGGACTTCATATTCTCTACGAATTCATCGAACGGTCCGAATACAGCAAACCACTTAATATCATCTTCCGGACGCTTTCCTGTAGTGGTCCAGATGTTGCCATCTGCTATGTATATAAGCTCGTTATTCACATTGGCAAAGGCTGTTACTTTTGTTTCATCTTCCTTGTGCCATAGTCTGCGAAGTATATCGTAAGTGAAGATATTGTACTTATTTTCGCTTTCATTTAGCATCGAAATGTAATATTTCTTACCATTACTTCCGCCGACAGCTGATTTGAACTGATAATCTCCGAACGCTTCGGATATCATTACCGGATATGTCCCGCCGTCATAAGCCATTACGCCTGTTAACGAATGATAGTACAATACACCATTCACGATTACAGCCGATTTATCAGAGCCTTTTCTTATTCCAAAGCACTCAGTGCTGTATAGCTGATATTGACTTGGCATACTGCCGAAAATTTTATGCATGTGGTGTTCTTTAAAGAAGATTAGGTGCGTGGGATATGCAGCACACCCTGTAAACTCACCATCTGAACCAACCTCTAGCGCGTATGAATCGTTTGCTAGCGACTGGAAGTAGTTCCAGTTAAGTGGGTCCCCTAGCTTACTAGCATAGATTGTGTTGTCCTCACTCCTACAGCCCCACAATCTATTATTGCTTTCCATAACGTAATCAAGGTCTGGGATATCTCGTGCGAGTTTTACTTCCTCTTCAACATATGATTCCTTCGTTACATCGTCACTCGGCATTCTGAATGAATTCTCGTAAGTGGTAATTATGCTTCCTTCTATGCTTTTGATTACAATCACCGTATTGTTTCCAGGTTGTTTTTTGCACCCTGATATTTCAATCGCATCACCAACAGAAAATTCAGATAGATCTGCGCCAACTAAATATATGCTGCCTGGCTTAATTGTTGCCGTGGCGCGCACTGATGCATCCATGTGCTTTACAGTGTTATCTGTAATATCTAGATACACCTTGTCTGGCCATATGCAGATTTTGTTATTATGTGCCACCATAGTTTTAGGCATAATGTTATTTATTCGTTTTTGGTAATCCGTGCCACCTTTAGAGTATTTGATAAATGTTCTTATCTCTCCATCTACCTCATATCTATCTATGATGTATGGCACATTGTTTTTTACGATGATATCTCTTGGATGTTGCACCGGCATATCTATAATATTTCTTGGCGCTCTTTGAGAGAGTACAGGGTACTTATCTGATGACAAGTTGTACATATCCCTCATCTCACCGTCATCTATTACAGCGTTTGCGTTATATCCTTTGAACTGTAATACTGACTGTTTGCCGTTTATCTTCGGCTGTATTTCCTTGAGTAGCATATTGCCTCCTAAAAGAAGTTTTTAATTCTTAAGTTTTTGTATCTGTTGCTTTTTGTGATGTAATAGTTACGTGCGTCTACTGCTCGGCTATTGTATAAGCTCAGCCAAGCGTTGAACGAATCCCACTCTTCCATCGCTTGACAAGCCATAGCCGCCACGTAGTACACGTAAATTAAATCAAACGGCTTTTCTAGTAGCAGCTCTTCTGTTTGTGTGTCGCTAGTTACCTGCCTCTTCATATCTTTTTCTTCGAGATTTAATAGCTCTCTCTGAACTATATTCTCTATTTCATTAACATACGCTATCTTTTCTTCGTCAGTGCACGTGTTCGGACAACGATCGTTAACCGTCTTAATTACTTCTGCTGTATTCATGTTTAACCCTCATTTACCTTGTTTTTAAGCGATACCCAGTCAGTAGCTTTAATGTCCCCACTAGGAATTACGTTTAAAGCTAATGTTCTTCTTAATTCATTATGCTTTTCAAGCGTGATAAGTTCGCCCTCTTCAATAAACATTAAACTGCTACCAACTTTTTTATTAATAAAGCGTATAAGTCTGTTTACCTCAGTACTTGTTAAAGCGATTTCGTTTTGCGCATTAACAATACTGTCATATTCGAAGCGATGATATGTATACACCGGTACAGCCAGAGAGTAAGAAACCTTTGTTGAATCTGTGGCATAGCCTTTTATCCTGATTAGATATTCAGTATTACCGCTAGGTAAAGTTATTGTGAGCTTTGATTTATACTTAGTCGTTATAAGTTTCGTCCACTCTCTTTCACCAATCTTATATTCAACGTCATAGCTCATTTCGTCTCTATCATCGTTTACAAGCAAATTGATAACAGCATCTTTAGTTCTGATAACAGATTCAATGCTTTTGATAACAGGAATTGCAACAAACCCCATTTCTCTTGTCTTAACAGTTTCAGTCCAGGACTTTATAATCTGGGAATCTCTATAGATTTCAACTATGACTTCATAATCTGTGAAAGCTTTGAGGTTCTTTAGGTTTACAAATGTGCTTTCATTTCCTGTTGTCACGCTCTCTTCTCTATATTCTGATTCCTGCGCAGCTTTATACTTCGCTTTTATAGTTCGCTCCCACCCGGTATTCACCATGTGAGATATGTTTATCTGGATGCTGCTATATGTATCTGATTCAGCTTTTATAACTGCGCTACTTGGTTTAAGTGAATCAGATACAACAGTCTCTTTTAAAACGGTGTCCTTGCGTTTAATGAGCGTTCTAACATCGTATCTACAGCCTGTTGTGAGTTTTTCAAACTTTCTCGCCTTTGTGCTTACACCTGCAGGTAATTCTTCTTCTCCCATGTACTGAAAATTTCCTGCACCTGCTGGCCTTATATACCACTCTAGCGTTCTAGTGTACGAAATGTTTGAATTAACCTCTTCAACCGCTATCAGTTCGCTTTCTGTAGTAGTTGTGGTCAGCTCTCCTTTTGCAGTAGGTAGTGCAATCACTGAGTCAAACGAAGTTATTTTGTAGCCATCCACGAATTCCTCTACTGATATTTCATAGCTAGTGTTAGCTATAAGTTCATTAAACGCCATGCTGCAATCTCTACTGCTGTTAGATACGGTTTTATTTCCAATATGTTTCCATGCCTCACCTTTTGCCCTATGCCAAAAACGGAGCTCTTTTTCATATCCTGTAGGTAGTCCGCTTATATTAACTATCATTCCGGATTCAGTAATATCTTTTAATGATAATAGTCCGGCTGTGCTTAATGGCGGTGCCGGTAAAGCTCCGCCGCTTTCCCACACTCTCTGTCCGTATCTAGGTTTGTTTGATGTTAGTACAATCTTGATATGTGCATTGCCAGAAACACGTTTAACTGCATAATATGGCGTCGAATTACTAATGCCCGACCATCTTATAGGCTTATTCTGTTTTAACCTCGTAGTGCCCATATATTGTCCGTCTATGTACACTGCCATATCCAGGTACCAGCCGTACCAAGATTGCCTATAGTCTAAACCGTGGATATATGTGTTTATACGGTAATACATATATGCGCCATCACGATAATAATCTGTTGTAGCAGTAAGTCTGATTCTGGGACCACTATGTATCACCCATTGATTAAATAGAGTTGTTGCCATATCATCACCTACTTATATACTGCAAAGCATTTAGCCTCACTCCATGCACCGCCAGCGTAGTATTTAATCTTGCCGCTTACGTTATCTAGCCATAGCAGGCTCTTATCTTCTGGTTCAGTTCCTGATATAGCAACTTCCGGCTTGTTTAATACCTTAACTTCCGAGCCACCTATATATAGCAATCCTTTTGACTTATCAAATCCTAGCTGCCCTTCTTCAATTCCATCTTTACCGTCCTTGATTGGATAGATGCCTTTTAATCTGGTTTCAAGGCTAGATGCTGTTATAAGCGATGTAACATCAAAGTTGCTGCCGGTTATCTCGTTAGCTATCTGCACAAATGCGCTATACAAATCATCTAAGTATCCTTGTTTCTCCTGGATGTTCTCTAGAATCTTATTTGCCTGCGCAATAATACCTGCTGTCTCACTTGCTCTTAACTTCTCCGCTCTTTCCCTCGCTTCTTCGGCCGCCTTATATGTCGATACCTCTTTTACAAGCGCAAGAAGCACCGGATAATATTCTTCTTTCTCAATCTCGGTATTATCTATGTTTCCATCTGATACGTTGTACGTAAATCTTGATGTGGTCATCTTCTTGCCGTTTGTATATATAGAAATATCCACAAAGTATAAACCTACAAGTTTTGTGACTTCTGGAACCGGCTTATATGTTAGAAATCCTTGCGCCGCATCTTCAACCGTTAAATGGTCTCCTATGCAATCAACAAAGGCTTTTCCGTCTGGGCGGATAATTTCGATTGTTACAGCGGTATACTCCGAAAAATCAAATGAGCTGCTGCCATTTAGTAACTTGATGTCGATTGCTGCATCATCATCGAACTGCACTAGTCCATTAACAATAATGGACTTCACTTTATTTATATCTACCGTTACGCTGATTCTTTTCATACTATCTCCTTAATAAATTAAGCGAGAGCCTCAGCCCTCGCTTTACACAGCGTTATAGCTGCCTTATAGCCTATTCTCAAGTTCCTTGTACTGCTGCTGTGCCTCTTCTTCGTAGTCAGCAGCAAGTCCTGCCTGCTTCATTGAGTCCTCAATAACAAGCTGCACCTTTCTCGGTACCATAACCTTGACGCCTCTCTTAATCTGATAGTTCTTGCCGTTAAGTGTAACTACTAGATCATCAGAGTATTTATCTGAATCCTTGAATAGCATAATCTCAACAAGTTCTTCTAGGTAATCATCGCTTACCGGAGCAGTATTTTCAGTAACCTCTTCATCTGCAGTGTTTTCTACCGGAGCAGTAACCTCTTCATCTGTCATAGTTTCAACAACTTCTAGTTCTTCATTCTTCTTTGCCATAATTCTTTCTCCTTATATCAATATTGCTAGCCTGCAGAATTACAGGCTAGCTTTATGAATTAGTTTGGATCAGATTCTAGTGTTACGCAGTGCTCACATCTTACGATATAAGGGCTGACTAGAAGCTCTGCGGTCTTTGCAGCCTTCCATCCAGCAGTTGCTCTCTGATTGAGTGGATCTGCCGTTCCTGCTGAACCCTTCTGCTTAACAATCATCTCGAGTCCGCCACCTTCAATCTCGGTAGTTCCGTATGCGTTAGCACCTAGGAATAGTGTTCCATAGATTCTAGCTCCGGATGTGCTCTTCTCGTTGAAGATTTTAGCCTCTGTAGACTCGATAAATCTTACTCCTGCAATCTTTCCAACCTCTCCCTCGAAGATCTGAGTTGAACCTGCATACTTCGATGCATCAATCCATGCCTCATCAGACTGTAGGTCGTACGAGGTATCAGGATTGATGATAGCAACGTAGTACTTGTCAATCTTTGGCGCGTTAGCATTCTTAAGAATTCTAGCAGCTCTCTTGACTGTGTCTACCGTTAATTTATCGTCCTTGGTTAATGCCGCTCTTGCCGACTTACCTCCTGCGTAAAGTACATTAGTACCTGAGTGCATAACCTCTCTTGTAACTGTATCAAGTGTTCTTCCTGCCTGGTCAGATAGTAGCTGCTGTGACTCTAGAAGGTTGTTATCTAGTGCCGTGAGAAGCAGCATATCTGATAGAGTTACGTAATCGCCGTACTGCTTGATTGTTGCAGATACCTCTGTCATCTGGAGCTTTCTTCCGTCCGGTGTAACACCCTCTGTAAGTGGTGTTAGTGCCTTTGGGAATGGCTTGTACTGTCTGAATTTAATAACCTTACCGCCATTCTTTGGAATTGGTCTCTTCTGTGCAAACTGGTCGTGAATTAGCTGCGGACCTGTGAGCCTGATAAGATTCTTATCGTAGTACTCCTTCATATCCGGCGACAGATTGCTATCTGTAGTGATATTTGTGTTTGGATTTCCGAAAAGGAAATAGTCTCTAACGTTCATTGTTCCTCCTTCCTCAGTTAGAAGGTAACGGTTTCACCTCTAGCTACTCGCTTATTGATTCTATCCATATCTTCGTTACTGAGATTGCTAATGTTCTTCTTGACCTTTAGCGGAGCTTTAGACTGCATGCCGTTTTCGCGCGGCCTCAAGCCTCTTGCTCTCACTGTGTCAATAGTGTTCTTCCTGGTTTCCTTGGTAGCCATCTGAATAGCTCCAGAGATTAGCTCCTGTATATGTGCTGCTTCAAAAGCTTTTCTTACACTCATTCCAGATTCAAGGTAGCTCATGAATTCAGGATTCTCGCTAGCCTCTTTCTTAAGGTTGAAGTGCGGATACACATTTCTTAGTTCAGCGGATTCTGATTCCCACTGCTCGTACAGTGCGTCTGCTTGCTCTTTAGCAGCTCTTTTTCTCTGTTCTGCTTCAAGCCTTCTGTTTTCCGCCTCGAGTTTCTTCTGGTACTTGTACTGTTCAACCGATAGCCCTTCTCTTTCTGCTCTTTCTTCTAGCAGTTCGCCATCTTTCGCGATTGCCTCTTTGAGTCCGCTAAGATTACCAGGCTCGATATCGTACTTGTCATACAGTACAAACAGCGCATCTTCATATTCACCAAGTCGACTTCTATCTGCTTCTGCGTTCTTAAATCTCTTTGAAAGCGTGTCCTTAACGCGCGCATCGTATAAGTCTTTATACTTTCCTTTGATTAGTTCTTCGAACTCTGCAGATAGGTCTTTGGGTTCATCGGCGTTTTCACCCTCTGATGGTTCATCGTCTGCTTCTTCGCTATCGTCATAGCTGTTATCAAACAAATCATCATCTTTCTTTTCTTCAAGGGCTGTGCCCTCTTCAGCACTGGTAGCGACACCAGCATTACCGCTTGTTCCTTCGCCGCCCTCTCCATCGAAGAGGTAAAAATCTCTATATGTCATTGTTCCTCCTGCGGCTTACCCGCGAGCATTTATCTTTACGGATTTATGATATAAAAAAATTATTTATTATTCGACTACGGCATAATCACTTTGATGTTTTTGGGATATCCCTCTTCAAGAATCGTTAACATTTTGCATGCAAATGTATATATGATTCTTGCGTATATCATTTCGTTTACGTTATTCGGATGTGATGTAAAACTTATAACTGCATCGCCTGGATTAATATCGATTGAGCTTTCTAATCTTTCGACCATATCCGACACTGTATGTACTAACGTGCTAATCGCAAAGCACACGTGACTTTCGTCCGCGTGCTCTTTGATATCTAACGTATACGTGATTTTGCCTTGTTCATCTCTCTTACTCGTCAGTTTTGCTGATGTCATGACCTTCTCCTACGCTTGCTTGATTGCTTGCTCTATCTCTGATGTTTGCTGCCCTGGTATTAACTGGTCTATCTATGCCGCGCCTAGCCTCATATGTGGCAGCGTTTAACTGCGGTGCTACTTCCATTCCTAGAGCCTGCTGTACCTGCGATGTAAATTCACCTGCTCCAACTGTCTGGTCTAGCATTCCTGCCATCTGCATGGCGATGCTAGCTAATTGGTTCAACTTCTCGTTAAGGTTTCCGTTTTCTCCTACCTTCCTACGAAGCTCTTCCACTCCTTCAAAGTCCATAGCGTCTAACAGCATTCCTGCTTGTACATAGTTGTTTGGATTGAATACCCCCATGCCGTACAGCTCTTTGACTGTCTCGTTTTGCGACGCTCTATTAAATGCGTTCTTTTTGGCAGCGGAGATTTTAACATCGAATATAGGTTTCTTTACGATTTCTGGCTGTCCTGTTACATCGTCAATCGTTGTTTCTTTAAGCAGTGAATTTTCAAAACTGATAAATTCATACGATCCGCCTTCTCCGTCAATTCTGAAACAACGAGGCTCATCATAGAACTGTCTGATTAATTCTATGATCTGCTTAACTAGTCTCACGTATGCTCTATACGAACCGCCTATCATGTCGCGAGATAGTTTAGAGCCTGCCTCTTGCAACGCTGCAATGGCACTTGCCGCCGTTACACCTGCGGCCGTACTTCCCTGCGAGAAGTCGCGATTGCCTGATGTTTCTTTAAGCTCCTCTTTTTTCATTTCAAGGTAATTCATGACCAGTGATGGGAGCGGCGTTGTTTGAAACTGTTTGATATTCCCCTCTTCAACTCTGCCGTTTACCTCAAAGAAGTCTTGTGAATAATCAGCTACTTGCTCTGGGTCTATTCCTGAATTCTTGTTAATAGCCCATCTTGGTTTACCAACAAGAGCAGCATTCTTTGCTACAATCTGGTCCATCTTGTTTATGACCATCTGAGGAGATTTCATAACATCGATATATCCGAAACCTAGCATTTCAGATTCAACCGGGAATAGGTTATCCACAACGAACGGATATTCGCCTGAAATGTAATATCCGCTCTCTAGATATTCTTCGCAGTTCTCAGATGCAAAGAGTACGTGACCGTCTATAAATTTACAGTAGTGTACTATCGTCCTTCCCTCAACAGTCTGCTTATAGTACCAATCATATACGACTGTCCTGTTTGATGCTGAGTCGTCACGCTCTGTATCGTACTTCACGATTTCAGCACCTGCAGAATTTGATAGCACACCTTCTAAGTCTGGGTACATCCCTACGAGGATATCGTTATCCACAGCGTCTATTAGAAAGATGTTTGGTGAATCCTGGATATATTTAATTCCTGGCTCCCATAATAGATTTAGAACATCTATTTGTTTTACAGCGATATCCCCAGCGCCGTTATCTCTTGTGTTATCCCAGTATGTAGCATATACGCAAAATCCTTGTTTTAACTTATACCACCACGCATCACTATATATTTGCTGGAAGTCGCAGTTATCTAGTATGCAAGGGACAATCTTTGACAGCGACAGTGCAGAACCTTTGTCACTCTCTTCACGTGGTAATAGGTTAGGCATAGGATAATTATCCATAGCGTCAGCGTGTTTGTTGGCAAGCGAGTTGAACATCCATGCGCTTTCAGGCTTTGGATCGTTTTCCTTTCCTTGTGCATCGCCTATGACTTCCCATTGTTTGAACTGCCACCACTTTTCATTCTCGACGATGCGCTTTTTAAACTTCTCAAGATTCTGCTTGTACTTTTCGTATGTGTTCTTTGCCTCTCCTATAACCTCTTCATCAATGATTCCTTTTCGGCCATAGTTCGGGTCCCACTCTTTGCCTTCATCTTCGTTAAAGGCTCCGTAATCCGCTTCCGGCTCTTCCTTCGCATCTAGTGATGTTGGCTCTGGTTCTTGCTCTATATAGTCTGGCTCTTCCTCTTCATCTTCGATAGGTTCTTCGGCTGCTTTCTTTGGGTCTATTCCTAGCCTCTTCATCAGCTGCTTATCTCCCTCAACTTGCGCGGGATCTTCTTCGGGCTCGTCATCTTCTGGCTGTTCCTGGTCTCTTAGTGGCTTAGCCTTTTCAACTTCTTTAGCGTTCTGCTCTTTTAGTTTTTTCTTCTTGTCTTTCATAATTGCTCCTTACATGTATTTGAAAAAGTCGTATCGTCCTAGCTGTGCAGGAATCATATTTAATGGGTCGTGTGTTCCGTCTGTTCCCTCGTATAGCTTTGCTCTGGCATCTCGTCGCTCATTTATAGGCGACTCCATGCATACATATCTCCACTCGTCATATATATGATCTTCCATTTCGGTATTGATATCCTCTACCTTGGTTTCGCTGTAAATTAGTTCTGGTACCGTTCTTATGAAGTCCTTGCAGTTTGAAAAGCAATAGAACATTGGTATTCCGTTTTCGTCAAAAGCTAGTCTATAGTGACACTGCATTTTACCCGGTATTCGTGTATGGTCTCCCTTGTCCCAATACACACCAGCTTCCATAAAGGAATCGGCTATTGATTTACCGCCATTTTCCTGGAATATTGCAGGGTCTGCAACTGCTGATATAGTTCTGCCTTTTAAATTCGGATCTGATTCCTCTATTTCCTTTATCGCTTTAGCAATCTTCTCGGTAGTCCACTTAATGCCAGTGTTCGGCTGGTCTGTGCAGCCATATAGTTCGTTAATTCTGTATATCCTGTTGTCGTTATCTACAGCGTACCAGCCTACACTAAACGGTTTTGAATATCCCCAGTCAAAACCTCTGAATATTCTCCATGTTTCCGGAATCTTGAATGGACTTATAACGTGGGTCCATTTGCGGTCTGCGTAATGCTCTATCTCGTCGCTCCACTCTGTGAATACCTGTCCGCTAAATGAATTCCAGTCTCCATATAACAGCGCTTTCTTGTCTGCTTCCGGAAGCATGGCTAGATTTGCGATGTAGTACGGATCGTTTTCTAGCAGCTTTTTGTTATCAAAGACTGTTGATGGTACAAACATACGGCTACGCACACGCTCTATTAACTCGCCTGTTGGGGTAACGATTTTATATACTCCCTTAATGCGAGTCATAGGCGGCGCAGGTGTTATAAATCTCTTTTTGACCCAACCATGACCAACTCCGCCAGGGTTTGCGCTAGCTCTTATATATACCCTCGTTCCCGGTGCTGTCGGTCTATTACGTGACATTAGATACATGTACTGGGTGCGTGTGAAATGTGTTAGCTCATCGAAGGCGATAAAGTCATACGCTTTACCCTGGTAATTGTATTTGTCTGTTTCTCTTTGCAGATTTCCAAAATATATTTTTGCTCCGCTTCCGAACTTCCAGACGTATTTTGATTCGTTGAATTTTGCGCTCGGAAATGCTTTTGAATATAGGTTTATGGATCTATCCATAAGCTCCGAGAGCTGCGGGAATGTTCTACGAAGTATTAAGCCTTTATAACTTGGTATATGTACTTGCCTTAGTGCTTCGCATAATATGGCGTCACTCTTTCCGCCTCCAGCTGCACCGCCATATAGCACTTCATATTCCGGGCGGCTCATGAATACTTTTTGACGTGGCTGCGGCTCCCATGCTATTTTCATTCTTCGACCTCCGCAACCTCTTCATCACTTAAGTTAACAAGTACAATGCTTTCAGCCTCTTCAACGCTGATATTTTTGTTTTCTGCCTCAGCTTCAAGTAATTTGATTTTTCTTTCTTCGAGTCTAATTCTTTTCTTCGCAAGCTTAAGATTTTCTTTCTCTTGAAACGTGAGAATAGTCTCCATTGACCGCCTCATTTTTTCAATCGCCTGCAGTGCATTAGCCGCATCTTTTACCTGCTTAAAATCTACTCTCTTATATTTTTTCTCAACAGTTTTCTTTGATACTGGAAAGCCATCTGAATTGTATTCAGTTTCTTCAACCAGATATCTATTGAACTGCTTTGGATCTAATAGAGCGTCGCTCATTATATTAGACAAGTTATGTACTATGCCTATTTCTTTAGACAAGTCTATAGATTCTAATTTAGATACGCGCTCTACAGCTTTTCCGACAGTATCTGATACATATTTCCTGCGCTTTTCTTTCCACTCGTGACGTCGTGCATATTCTGAAATGGTACGCGCTGATGTTTGGTATTTAGCAGCTAGTTTTGCGTATGATGTATTTGTTGTTATGTATTCTACTTCGAGCTTGTTCCAATCCATGATTTCCTCCAGCTTTATTATGCCTGTCGATATGCGTTTTTTCGCCTGCTTCAAAATTTTTTAAAAAAGTTTTGAAAAGGTGTTGACAAGGTGTTAATGTGGTGGTATACTTTAGACAAGCTAAGGGAAGAGGTAAGTAAAACATGGATAAACGAACAGCACACATACACTTAAAAACTACCCCGAGAATTAAAGAAGCTGCCACAGAACTAGCAGCAAAGGAAGGTAGAACGCTAAGCAACTTTATAGAATCTCTGTTAGTTGAGCAGATTCAAAAAAACAAAAAATAAAAAATCGAG